GCTGCAGGTACGTGGTCAGCAGGCCATGGCCGCTACTCACCTTGAGCGACAAGGCGGGAAGCGTCTTGCCGTCCTCCGTGTATTCCTCAATATCCATGGGGAACGCCGTCCATGTCTGTCCCCGCCACGTCAGATCCTCCGTATTACGCACGAGGTAAATGTGATCCGGCAGGCCGCTATAATTGATCTCGACGAACGTAAGGAAAGGCGCATCCGTTGCCAGCTTGTTTTTCTCCAGCGTGGCAATCTGCGAAAATCGATTCACCTTTACACCTCCTCAAACTTCAGCGTGACCTGATAACAAGGAAACACAAACTGATAAGAAAGAGGCTCCGCAAATCTTACGACGTGCTTTGCCCCTGTCTCCCAGTCTGTGAAATTGAATTCCTGAAACGTGCCCACCTGCTTGAAGAACGCCACGAGCTTATCCTTATTGGCCTCGCTCATATCGTTCCATGCATATACCCATGTGGTAATCATCTTCGTTGTGCGCGGACGTGTATGCTTGTAGTTCGCGTCCGATGTCGTTGAAATCGTGCTGTCCTGTACGGCCACGGTATACGATGAACCGCAATTACTACCCGATGACAGTACAGGCTCGCCAACATCCGGGAATGTAAGTGCTGCCGCCATCTTATACGCCTCCTAAAGCCGTTTTCAAATTCGCACCGAAGCCGCCCCGGTTTCGCTGCGCGCCGTCAACGACGATATCGAGCACCCATTTCCCGATATCCTCGTTGAATCCGCTCTTCTGGACGCTCACCTCGGAGTTGCTCTTGTTGGTGATATTGACGACGACGCCGCCTTTGCCGCCGGAGTTGCCGCCCATTGCTCTCAGATTGTGGTCATTGAGCGGGATTACGGCCTCATGGTCGCCGCCCTCGCCGATCATCGCGAGCGTCGGCGCGGTGACGATGCCGCCCGTGGCAAATTTCGGGACATTGAGGATACTAGACGTAGCCGATGCCGTGTTGGCCAGCGAGTCGGTAACAGACGATATGCCAAAGCTGCTATCATGCGCCACGCCGCCCCAGCTCCACGCGGACGCGCCGCCGCCGAACGCGCCGAAGATACTGCTCATCCACGATGCCGCCAGTCTCTGCGCGGCAATCTTGGCCATCATGTTCAGCACGGCGTTGCCGAAGTCCTGGAGCGCGGACTTCGCGCTCTTCGTGCCCCGGATGAAGTCCGTCATGGAGTCCGACATCGTACTGTAGAGGGTATCCGACACGTTGGCGATATACGCCGCCATACTGCCGTGCGCCGCCTGCCACAGCTTCACATACTCTTTGGCGAGCGCTTTCTGGCCCGCGAGGTTGATGGATTCCTCGCCGCGCTTTTCTCCGTCTGACTTCGAGCGCGTGCCGTCAGCATTGACCTTCGGCGTTCCCATGTAGTGTATGAGCATGGCGAGGTTGCCCTCCTCGGTCAGGTAGCTCACGTATTTCTCATGGGCCTCCTGCCGTGCCTTCCTGCGCTTGTCCTCCGCTTCTTCGAGCTGCGCGTAGTACTTATCCTCAAGGGCCATGCGCGTTCTGACGTCATCCTCGTCATGCATGAGCGCTTTTTTCTCTTCCTCGAGCTCGCGGTTGATCTTTCTCACCGTGAGCGAGTATTCATAGTCGGCTTCCGCCTCGTAGTCATGGCGGGTTTTGGCAAGCTCCGCTTGCGACGTATCGTACAGGTCCGCATAGGCGTCCGTCCATTTCTGCCGGAATTCCTCAATAGCGCTCGTACTGTAGACGTCGAGTTCGCTCTTCAGCGCCTCGATACTCGTAGTCGGCGCGCCCTCCGACTGCAGTTTCCTGATTTTCGCGGCTTTGTCCGCGATGTCGTTCATGAGCTTCAGGTATTCTTGCTGGTATGTATGCCCGCTTTCCTTTTCGTTCTCGTCGCGCATCTCCGCCAGCATCTTGTTCGCTTCGTCGGTGGCGCGCTTCACGCGCTTCGCCGCTTCGCTCGCCGCCCGCTGTGAGGCGTCCGATGCCGTCTTGACCGTCTGCCCGCCCGTGAGCCTGTCCATGTCGATGTAGCCCGCGTAGCGATAGCCGTTATAGTACGAGTCAAGGCCGCTCGAGTGCTTGACGCCGTGCGTATCGCTCGCGATCCAGCCGCCCGCGCCGTCTGATACGCCGATGTGTGCCCAAGGGTTTCCCGCCGCCCCGTCGCTCCAGACAGTGAGCGATCCTTTCGGCGCGGTCTGTCCGCTTGATGCGTCGACCCATGCACCGTTTTGTTTCGCTACGTCCACCCAGTCCTTCACACGATCGCTGATGACGCCTGTATTTGCTCCGATGCCTTGTGCCAGATACGACACGAAGTGCGCGCAGGTGTTCGCGCCGAGTTGTTCGCCGATGTTCTTCGCCGCCTCGTCGTAGATAGAGATACCGATCGGCGTCTCGGTCATTGCTTGCGGTGATTGGCCGCCGGCGACTGGTACCTGTGAGGTGGTGATGGCGTTGTAGTAGCCTTCCACCTGCGATACGTACCCGGGATTCGCACCCGGGTTCGCATGTCCGAGATTATACGCCGATATGGCGTCCTCCACATTGCCGTACTGCGTCAGCAGGGCTTGCAGATAGCCGGCCACCGCCATGATGTTATCATTCGGGTCGCTGCCCTCGCCGAACCCTCTGCCGCCGCCGTAGGTGTCGGCAATATCTTTTGAGATCTGCCCGAGTCCCCAATGCGCGTGGTCGGACGACCATATATCGGACTGCCCGTGTGATTCCGTCTTGATGATGGCCGCGATCAGCGCGGGATCCAGCCCCCAGTAGGAGCCGGCGTAGCGGATTTCATTCTGCCAGGCAGCGAGCTCCGGGTCATCCTCGAATGACCACTTTGTGCGCGTTGGTGTGGTATTGACGGCCGCCGACGCACCTCCTGAGCCTCCTGCACCTCCTGCGCCGGTGCCCGCGGGAATGTCCGCCGTGACATTGGCCAGCAGGCCGCTCATGTCGCTTTCCGCCTGCGCGGCTTTCTGCTCGGCCGCCCAGGCCATCCCCTGCGGCGTTTCCAGCCATCTTTCTCCTGCCATCTGGTCTAGTTCCGCCTGCTGATCCGCGTCCGGCGTTGTCCTGCGGTTGAGCTCCGCAACGGACGTGGCCGGCGCCTCGAATCCGGCATCCTCCATATCGAGCGAGGCAAACGGCGTGGAGACATTGGTGATGCCGCCGGGCGCCTCAGGATGGTTGCCAGGATCGGCCTCCCAGACGTCAGATCCCAGCTTATGATGCCACTTGCTGCCGTCACTTGTCACATAGGTCTCCGCGTCGATTTCGGCCTGTTTCTGGTGGGCGAACTGGTAGAGACAGTATGCGGCATAGGCAATCGCCGCGGCGACGCCTAGCCAGCCGCCCATCAGTCTCCACACCGCCCCCGTCAACGTCGCTACCCCGGATTGAGCGATAGCCATCGCTCCGACTATTTTGGATCCCGTCCCCATCGCAGTAGCTCCGGTCACGGCCGTTGCCGCTGTCAAAGCCTCTTGCTCTACTTTCGTCCCCGCGAGGGCCGCCTTCGATACATTTTCAGCGGTTACTTTCTTTGCCGCTGTCTCGCCGGCGGCAGCACCCGTAGCGACTTCCGACGCTGTCAATGCATTCTGCGCTCCAGTTGTTTCTACGATGGAGCCTTGTGCGGCGGCATTCGCTTCGATAATGCGTCCTGACGCCACGGTTGCGGCGTCAGCTTTGGCGACCTCGCTCCCTGCCGCGCGCGCGTTGCCCTCGACGATGCGCGAGGTGGACGCACCTGCCGCGGTGTTTGCCTCGGCAATCTGCGCGGCCGCTTTTTCGGCGGAGGCTGCTTTGGCCTGTTCCGTCTCAGCGGCAATCTCCGCCTCGCGTGCCTTCTGCGTCTGGTAGCTCAAAAAGGTCTTTTCCATCGCCGCCCGTTCTTTGGCCTGTGCTTCCTCGAGGGCAATGATGCGCTTGGTCGCAAACTCTGTGACGAGGCGTGTCTTCTCGGCTTCGGCAACCTCCATTTTTTGGACGGTCTTCTCGTATTCCTTGATCTCCTTATTCGCCGCTGCCTGCATCGCGTTCAGTCGCCTTGTGATGGCGCGCTGCTGCACCTTGGTGATTTCTTCCTGTGTTTTTTCAGCCTCAACCTCGGCATTGCCGCCGAGCGCTTTGCCGATGGTCGACTTGACGGCTGATGTCGCCTTGGCGCCGATGGCGCGGACGGCCTGGATGGATTTGTAGACGGCGTAGAGTTTGACGAGGTCGGTCGTCAGCGTTTTGATCTGCGTGCTATTTTCTTTGATGAAAACAGCCGCCTTGCTTAGCCCATCGATGGCGAGCGGCAGGAATTCTTTGGCGAGCGGCGCCAGGGCCGCGCCGCCTGCGACTTTAAGCTGGCCGAATTGCATGTTGGCGAGTTTTATCTGCTGGTCTAGCTCGTGCATCTGCTGAGCGTCTATCATGCCGGATGATTTAACCTTCGCGGCATTTTCTTTGGCCTCGGCATAGTCGCGCAAGGTCTGTGTCAGCGACAGCCCCCTGGCACCGAGCGTATTCATGATAAATTCCTGCCCGTACCCGGCCTTTTCTGCCGCTTGGTAGCCCTTGGCCAGCTGCTCGAGCTGCTGATTGAGCGGCAGTAGGTGGCCCTGCTGGTCTTTGAGCGAGACACCGAGCGCGTCAAAGATCTGCTGCGTCTTCTGTGCCGACGCGCCGCCGCCCGCCATCGACTTGTCCAGCCTCATGATAGCCGCGCTCGCGGTGTCGGCATCGCCGCCCGTCAGCGCGAGGATACGCTTGAATTCCCCTGCCTGAGCGACGGTCACGCCCATTTTCTTTGACAGCTGGTAGACGCTCTCGCCCGCCGTGACCGCGCCCGAGATCAGCGATGTCAGACCGAAGCCGCCCGCGACGACACCGGCGAATTTGGTGAAGGAACCGATGAGCCCTTCCACCTTGCTCGTCGTGCTCGTCAGTGCGCCCTGCATCGTATCGAGAGGCTTGACATCGCCGAATGTCTGATGGATGGCAGTCTTTGACTCGCCGAGCTCCTTGCGCAGGCCTGACGAGTCGGCGCCGATCTTGATGAGTAATTCCGATATTGTCGACAATGGTTTTCACCTCTCTGGTTTACTTCTCGTTCGGCCGCTTGAAGCTCTGGAAGTATTCCAACTCCTTCTCGGCCGCCTGGTTTTTCTTTTCCCTGATTTCATCTGGCGTATAGTAGAGCGGGTCATATATCTGCTCCGGCGTGATCGGTTCCTTGAGATGCGGGTTCATGAGCAGCGATACGAAATACGCGCGCCGGTAGTCCTCGTCTTTCCGCCGCGCCTCATACGCTTCGACGAGGCTCCGGAACTCTCCCGGCGACAGTTCCTCAAACTCCCGCGGCGTCAGGCCGATGCGGTAGGCCACCGGCTCGGCCTTCTCCACCCACGCGAGGAAGGACTCTACTTTTTCTCCGTCTCGCCGGTCTTTTCTTTCGTCGGCTCCGGCATCCGGATCTGAAAAAGCCCTGTCTGCTCGATGGCGAGCAGGACGTAGCCCGTCAGCTCATTGAGCTCCATACCGTGCTCAAAGGCGTCGTCGATGATGTCGTATGGGTCGAACCTCTCCTCCGTCTGCAAGCCGTACTTGAGGCCGCTCGCCGTGAAGTCGATGGTCATGTTGCTCATCCAATTTGCCTGTGTGCCCGTGATGATAGACAAAATGGAGCGCCCGATCGAGCGCTCCATGTTTGCCAACGCACGAACAGAAAAGGCGAGCGTGTACTCACGTTCGCCGATTTTGA